ATCAGAGCAAGAGGGTTCATGATGGTTCCCGATGATGCGCGGTCCCGTTCCGTACCGTGCGAGTCATGCGCCCCATTTCTGGGGTGAACGTCTCTTCAGTTTAACATGATGCCCCTGGCAGGATTTGAACCTGCACTACAGCGATTTTAAGTCGCTTGCCTCTGCCTGATTGGGCTACAAGGGCGTGAGGAGCGAAGGTGCTGAAGGCGGGGCTTCAATCCGCCGTTGTACAGCTTTTAACCATGGGTCGGCCCATGGCCTTGGCTCCATTGGGAAAACAGTCTCCCCCGAAACTGTTTGATTTAACGCTGGCCAGCGTGCTTCGCGAAAGCTTTGAAATCATAACATAACGCCAATCAAGCATCATATTCTCTTAAGCTTTCGTCGCCAGCGTTGTCTGCCATGTAGTCATCATCAGTGGCATCCGCTTCCCATGCACGCTCAAGTGTCTCTTCCGTCTTCAAGCGTTTCACATGCGCCTTGAGTTTTGGCAGCAATGTGGGAATGTATAGATGTTCGGCAGCAAGAAGCTGCAAAGATGTTTGCTTGCTAGTAGGAGCATTTTCCAATAATGCAACGAGGAATTTTGTTTCCTCCATAGTTAATTTGCAATAAGTCACTTCATGACAGAACTATTGTTTGAAAATCATACTAGGAGATTAAGCTTTCGATCCAACCAATGTCATCATCTTTACTTGCAGCAAGAATAGCACCTGCCATTGCAAATGCCAAGTCATCAATTCCGCTTGCCTTACCACCAGTGACGCTCCATTGTCCACTGGGCTTATAGATGACAGTTAAGTTTTTGAGCTGCATTAAAGCTTTTTCATGGCGATAAATATTGATTTGTCCTGCATTAAAAAGCTCTCGCATTTTGCTAAAAGCTTTCATTTTTGAACTAACAGTCCAGGTGAGCTCTGTAATAGGCAAATCACTAGCCAAGCTTTGGATGGTGCCAGCGCTATTAAATTGGTCCATCACAATTGTGTCAAACACATACAAGCGATGTTGCTCCTTAATCCAATCTTCCACTGCATTGATATTCACTTCCATCCTTCCATTGATTTCAAAATCAGCCACAAAGGAATGGAATTTATCTACAACTAACGTGCCGTTTTCATAGTGAACAATGCAAGCAGTGTAGTCGTCACGGCCAACGCCACCACGGGCGGGGTCAAGGGCAAGTACGTAAGCTCCTTGGAATTCAGGGCGGGGTGGTAGTGCTGCACGGCGATCATCAATACAGGCATCAATCACATCACTGGCCACAAGAGCCGAAAGGTTGTTAGCAAATTGAGCGCCGTATTCAACGGCAAACTTGTCGGGATCACGTTGTCTTTCAGCATCAAGGAAATCCTGTGAAATATGGGGATTCATCACCCATGTAGGATGATTTTCCGCTGCCATAAATGGAAATCTTCCCGATGATGCTTCCTTGAAGTGCTCCCAGAAAAGACCTTGCCCTAACCATGGCGACGAAAGTTCGAGGATCCTCCCTTTCCCACCAAACTGAGCAATAGCGGGCGACAGAGCATCGTAGATCCCCCTGCCTCCACTATTCGCATCGCCCTCAGTAGCAAAAGCTAGCTCATCAAAGACCGCCCCTGCGCAAGCAAGACCACGAGCAGCACGGCCAGATGTAGGTACAGCTTTAAACACGCATCCATTGCTGATTTCAATGAGATCTGCTGTTTCTCGGACAATTTCTTGCGCAAAAGGACTGTCGAGAATTAATTGGCGAATATTATTTAGCGCAATCCGAGCCTGGTCTTGCGAGTTGGCTACAGCGACGATGTAAAATTTTTCCCCTTTTCTAACCTTTCTTCTATAGTCCTCTTCCAGGACGAAACACATATAGACGCACGCCACTGCAGCCATGAGCGTCTTGCCGCTACGCCTGCCCAGCGCCCAAATTGCATTTGAAATACCAGGACTAAAAAACCTGTCTAGTATTTGCGCCTGCATTGGATAAAGCTCCAATTTGAGCGCATGTTTTGCAAAATCTGAACATGAAATTGTGCTCATTTTAGAATCTCCGCAACACTAATTTGCCATCCTTGATAATATTTGCGCTCACCATTTAGCAACCTAGACAAAGACCTGCGGCAAAGCTTGTATTGACAACAAAAATCACGAAGACTTTCCGTCATGTAAACATTCTCATTCTTGTCTATGAGCTGATACAAATATTTAGCCTTGCGCGCCCGCATAATTCCTAGTGTTCTTTGAGAGTGTTTCTTCGCGTAATTTGGATTTCCAGATCCCTTTCTCGCTTCGGAATATTTCCGGCGAGTTGCATCAGAATGTTTACCGCCTAAAAACCTTGGGCTCAATACAGTGCTTCCGCGCACTCCATCTCCTCCATCCGTCATATTCCAAAGCATGCCGGTGCCCTTATCAACGCGCCCATAATGGGCGATATAGAAAACCTCCCATGCATACGCATCGTCTTCTTTTAGATTTTGACGAAGAAGAACAATGCGAGAAGGATCACTGGGCTTTAATGCTCTACGCCCAAGATTAGACCAAGCACGATTGCCGCATCCTTTACCAATGTAATAAGGGCTTAGGCGCTTACCATTGGGTGAATCTTTTTCACGGAGGAAAGCATAGACATAAAAGCGCCGAGGATCTTTCGTCATAACGCCTTTAAAGTGCTTAAAGATAATAGCTCGGTCTTAGGAACGAAATAGGCAGGGCGACCACCTGCTGGATCTTTCTTCCATTGTTCCTTCATTGCATCACCGGCTTGTATCCAGCCATGGATGAGCGTAATGCGATTTTCAATTGTGACAAGCACCAATATCTTATCTGGACTTTCATCTAGCTGCACTATTAAATCGTAACGGTGACAAGAACGGGTTTTGACATCAATGTTTGGCGGAAGATCAAAAGATCCCCGCTGTGCTTCTGTTTCTTGATAGAGCTTATCTTCCATGCCGAGCATGACAGCGACTGCCATTTCGCCTGCGGCACCAAGTAAATGGTAACGAAGAGCAAGTTCTCCTTTCTCCGCTTTTTCCCCACCATTGTTCCTGCTTTTCCTGCATTGCTGCTCATTGATAGCTTGCCTGCGAAAGGCTTCAGCACGAGCACGTTGCCGTTGATCTTCGCTAAAAGCAAAAGTGAGAGGCGGAGCCAGGAAGTCCATAATGGCCAGTTTCTACGGACAATGTATCCAGCTTTTAGACTAGAAGCAATACAACTTAGCCATTAGCGTTCGTTATGGAAGGCGAAGCAATTGATCTGGGCCATGCTACGGCAGGTGGCATTCGTGCAGATGGCCTCCAAAACGTGCTGATTGGCATGGGGACGGGCCGTGACAAGAGCCAGTACACCAAGACCACTGCCACTGTCTTCCTGGCGCAAGAAGAGCTTGAAAATCTCTATGGTGAATGGCTGCCTCGTCGCATTGTTGACATTTATGCCGATCAAGCCACCCGCAAGGGCTTTAAAGTGTTGTTTGGCGGTGATGGCGTAAGGGCCGAAGAAGTACAAGGCATTGAGCAGACGATTGAAGACCTCTACATCCTCGAACACCTCAACCTCGCAGCCAAAAACTCCCGCCTTTATGGGGGTGCTTGTCTACTTCTCTTTATTGACGATGGGCGTCCCGCTTATATGCCTGTCGATAAACGGAACATCCGTCGCATTGAAGAAATTGAATGTCTTGACCGATGGCAAATTGCCCCAGTTATCAACGAAGAAAACTTATACGACTATTCCAAGGCAACTTATTATCAGATCATCTCTGGAGATTTGATTAACGAGCCAACGCTCACTTATATTCATAAAGACAGGATTTTGCGTTTTGATGGGGACTGGCTTCCCTATCGCATTCGTCAAAGGAATTATGGCTGGGGCATGAGCAGTTTGCAAACTGTTTATGACAGCTTCCGTCATTACTGGACGGGCCTTAATTCTGCTGCTACTCTCCTCACTGAATTTGACATTTTTGTTCATAAAGTGAGGGGCTTGGCTGCAATGCTGGCGGCTGGCAAGGAAAGCTCCATCCGTGATCGTTTGCAGGTGAATGATATGAGCAAGAGCATTTATCGCGGCTATGCGATTGACGCAGAAAAAGAAGAGCTTGAATTTATTAGTCGTAACTTTGGCGGCATTGGAGAGATTTTAGAAAAGCTGCGCGTGGATATTATTGGCGCCAGCAAAATTCCTCATACAGTGCTATTTGGTGAAAGCCCGAGTGGTCTTGGTTCCACTGGTCGTAGCGAAGAGCGTGATTTCGCGAAGATGCTTTCTGATTATCAGAGCGTCCATTTCAAGCGTCCAATGAAGAAGCTGATGGAATACATCATGCTGAGCAAGGAGGGGCCAACCAATGGAGACATGCCTGAATCATGGCGCATTTCATTCAACCCATTGTTTGAACTTAATGAACGTGAAATGGCTGATGTAAGGGCGCGGGTGGCGGCTGTAGATGGCCGTTACATCCAACTGGGTGTCCTTACGCCGAAGGAAGTGGCAGACGCCCGTTATGGCGGTTCTGAATGGAGCATGGAGCTTACGCTGGATCCGTCAGTGGAACGCGCCAATGAGATGCCCACTCCAGAAATGAGTGGAGCCACCCCTAAACGGGGTGGTTTGGCAGTGCCGCCTGGTGGTCGCGATCCCATGAATGAAGAAAATGGCACGCTTCCCATGGACGGAAGCCGTGAAGTGCAAGACGCGGCTGGTCTTTATCTTCCGCGTGATCTAGAAAAAGTGCGTGGCGATGTGGAATTTACGGATAAGGAGCTGCATCGTCAAGCAGTGGCAGCAGCAAAATCAAAATTCAAAGAATGGCCAAGTGCTGTTGCTGGAGCATATGTGACGCGCAAATATAAAGATCTATACAAGAAAAAGCATGGCTCTATGGAGGGAGCATTTAAAGGCAAGAAAACCACTGCCGAATATTTCAAGGAGGATGCCATTGAACCATTGAAGACTAGCGGCCTGATTCTTTCTGATATTGACGAGGCTTCTCTCATTGACGACGAGGATATTTCTGCTGCATTGAATCAATGGAAAGAAGAAGCACCTGAGCGCTTCAAAGACATTCTGGAGGCAGAGGATGTCAAGCCTGAATGATCTTTCCCAATTTTCTGAAGCCATTGCTCGCTTTGATCAATCATCCTGGCGCTACGACCCTATCAGTGGTAGGTATCGCGGCGCTAATGGACGATTCCTCAGCGCTCGTGCAGTGGAAGCATTGGTGGATGGTCGCATTAACAAGCTTGGTACTGAGCTACGGCGTTTCACACGTATGCTTAGCGATGGCTCTATCACGTTGGATCAATGGCAAGAAAGCGTAAGGGAAGCTCTTAAGCTTGTTCACGTACAGGCAGCAATCATTGGCAATGGTGGACGAGAATCAATGTCAGCAGCAGATTGGGGGCGCATCGGCCAACGTCTCCGTGTGGAATATGCTTTCCTACAGAGTTTTGCTAATGATCTTTTGGGTGCTCGCGTTTCTAGTGCCATGGCTCTTGCTCGTATCGGGCTTTATGCTCAGAGTGTGCGAGGTACTTACTGGGAAGGCGCCAGTATTCGACAAGAAAAGCAAGGATATAGTTTGATGCGACGCATTTTGGATAGTCAAGCAAAGCATTGCCAAGACTGTCTTGATTATGCTGCCCGTGGCGTGGTGCCAATTGGTAGCGTGCCACTTCCTGGGCAGCGT